CAACTAATATGAAATTTCAATCAACAAAGATCTCTAGTACCTCCAAACTCTAGTTTTTAGACTTCGGTACTATTTATTATAAAAAAGTATGTTTGTATATCTCACAGTATGTTTGTTTAATGGGAAGAGTTATGTAGGTAAGTACGAAGGACCGGAGTCTGATAGTTATCTAGGGTCGGGTAAATTACTAAAAAGAGCAGTACAGAAGTATGGAAAAGATAACTTTACTAGAATTATACTAGAGAGATATTCTAACAAAGAAGATTGCCGAAGTGGAGAAGTAAAGTGGATAAAGTTGTTAAATGCTGTAGAAAGTAAGTTATTTTATAATATAGCAACAGGTGGAGAGGGAGGTAATACTTATGCAGGATTATCTCAAAATGAGATGGTAGAGTTACGGGTTAAACTAAAAAAGAGAGCCAAAAGGGAGCCACTAGTAGGAATGGTCAGTTATTTAGATCTATCAACAGGACTTAGAGGATCATGTTCTTTAGTAGAATTTAAACAAGATATTTTTAAAGTAGGAGCAAAGGCTAAGTACATATACACTACTCCTTTGGGTAACTACTCTTCATTACAAATTGCACATAGGGAGATAGGAATTGACATGAGTACATTGAGTAGAAGATGCACTAATCCAGACAAAGTAGTAACTGCAGTAACTGTAGCTGCAACTGATCATAAACTAAAAGAACATGATAGGATTTATATTGGTAAGACCTTTAGAGAAGCAGGGTACGGCAGTTATACGGTATCCGATATAATTGATAGAAATTTAATAGATTTACAAACTTTAAACATAAAAAAGTAGAATGGAAAAATTTAAAAGTAAAAAAAGGTACGAAGGATTTAGTACGGTATTTCGTCAATGGAAAGCAGATGATACGCACTGTTCGAAACTACATGGCTATGATATATACTTTGATGTTACTTTTCAAGGTGACTTAGACCATAGAAACTGGGTAGCTGATTTTGGAATTTTAAAAAGAGCAAAAACAAAGATTGATGGTATGAATGCAAAAGAGTGGATGGACTATATGTTTGACCACACTCTTATAGTATCTGAGGATGATCCTTTCTTAGAATCGTTTAAGAAAATGGATGAAGCAGGAGTAGCTCAAGTAAGAGTCTTATCGTTAATAGGAGCAGAGCAATTTGCAAAGTATATTTACGAAAAACTAGACGCATTTATACAGGAGGAAACAGCGGGTAGAGTACACGTTACTCAAGTACAATTTTTTGAAAACCATAAAAACTCAGCGATATATGGAGAGTAAATTAAAAAGAATTGAGGATTTTAATAAGACGCTTCCTATCATTGAATTGTATACTGCAGTTCAGAGTGAGGGAAGTAGAGCAGGCTATCCTACAGTAGTAATTCGCACCACTGGCTGTACTCACCGCTGCTACTTTGGTGAAGGAGGATGGTGTGATTCTTGGTACACTTCCATACATCCTGAGAAAGGTACATTTAATTTCAATGACATTATAGCTATGTACGATGCAAATCCTCACATCACAGAGATGATGCTAACAGGAGGATCACCTACAATGCACCCAGCATTAGTAAATGAATTAACACATTTTGCACATGAAAGACAGATATTTATCACTATTGAAACTGAAGGAAGTCATTATCTGGAGACTGACTATCCTATTAATCTACTTTCCATATCACCTAAGTTTAGTAACTCTGTACCTAAAGTCGGAGTACTTACGCCTCAAGGAGACGTTACGGATGAAAAAATGATTAAACAACATAATAAGTTTAGAATGAATTATGAAGCAATTGCTAAGATGATTGCATTCCATTCTGATTATCATTTAAAACCTGTATGGGATGGAGAAGATGAAGATACTCTAGAAGAGATCTTAAGCTTCATTCACATGATGGATATTCCAGAAGATAAAGTTTGGTTCATGCCAGCTGGAGATACAAGAGAGGCTTTATTCCAATCATATCCAAAACTATTTGATTGGGTTAGAGATAATGGATTTAGATTAACATGGAGGCCACACATCATTGCCTTCGAGGATAAAAGAGAAGTATAATGAGAAAAGCAAACACAGAAGAAGTATTAAGAACTCTTCATACTCTATGGAAAAGTAGAGGAATGGATACTATTGAAATAATGGGAATACTAAAAGAAGAGTTTGATTTAGAACTAACAGTTCTAGCAAATGGAGAAATAAAAGCCCAATCACCAGACGGAAGAACCAAGTATTCACTTAAATAAAAATCAAAATGACGTTACAAGACTTAATTATTTTAGCAGAAGACAGAGATCTTTCTAAATCATATCCTAAAGCAGATGGACTTTATATCTGGGATTACAAATTACAATTCAATCAAGACCTAGGTTTAGATTTAGTATTAATACCAAGCAATTCAGGTAAAGCAGGATTCAAAGATAAAGTATCAGTACAGGAAATAATAAACTACGTACTAGACGAATATGATCCACAAGTACCAGCCAATCAGATTTTATCAGAGACGAAAATTATAGACGTAGAAGGAATCACAATAGGAAAAGTATAATATGGCACTAAAAGCAGACGGAAAAGTATATCTAAGTTGGGATGATATTCAAACACTAGTAGATCAATTATGTGAATGGATAGATAAATCTGAGCTACCAATAACATCAGTAACAGGAATAGAAAGAGGAGGACTTATACCAGCAGTGATGATCTCACATAAACTAAACCTTCCTTACGTATACTCTATTCATCCTAATACATTAGTAATAGATGATATTTGTGATACAGGAGAAACATTAAGTCTAATCTTAGGAGGGGTCTACACTGCTGTACTTCATTACAAGCCAACCGCAAAACATAAACCAACCTTCTACGCACAAGAGGCAGGAGATGAATGGATTGTCTATCCATGGGAAAGAAGAGACTCAGAATCAATCCAAGACTACCTCAAGAAGTAGTTGTAAAATCAAAATAAAATTACTATATTAGTACTATAACAGGAGTCGTAGAACCTCCATAAAAACAATCTTATATGTCAAATAAAAAATTTATCGACGGTACAGAACTTGTACAAGCTGGATTTGCTAATGGTATATCATCTCAATTAGCTGAAAAACAGTTAATAGACGGCCCAGAAGCTCGATTAACAGATCTAGAAAAGCAATACATAATTGAAGATGCAGCCGAAGCATTTGGAAAATTCCTTACAGCCTTAGGATGTGATTGGAAAAATGATCCAAATTCATCTGATACTCCAAATAGAGTTGCAAAGGCTTATGTAAATGATTTATGGGCTGGTAGATTTGAACCTCTAACTAGAATTACAGCATTTCCTTCAGATGGTTATGATGGAATTGTATTTGAAGGAAACATACCAGTTACCTCAATGTGTTCACATCATCACCAGACAATTACAGGAAGAGTACATATTGGCTATGTTCCATCAGCAGATGGGAAGGTAGTAGGTCTTTCAAAATTAAATCGAATTGTAGAACAATTTGCTAGACGTGGAGCTATTCAAGAGCAGCTAACAGTTGCAATACATAATGCAGTAAATAAGATCTGTGAAGGTAATTTAGGAGTTGCAGTTATGATTGAAGCAGGACATAACTGTGTAAGCTGTAGAGGAATTAAACATCAAGGAGCTTCTATGAAGACAGCTAAACTTACAGGATGTTTCTTAGAGGAAGATTCAGCAAGAGCAGAATTCTATCAATTCACAAAAGGGTATAATAACTAAAATTAAATAAAATGGATTATTGGACAGTCACAGTGCAATTAGAGCACGAAAACGACAGAGGTCGTATTCAAAAAGTAAGAGAACAGTATCTAGTAAATGCTATTTCGGCAACTGAAGCTGAAGCAAAGATTTACGTAGAGTTCGAAGGAGAGTCTAACTTCTCAGTAGTAGGAGTAGTACAATCAAAAATATTAAAAGTATTAGAATAAAAAGTTGGACCTTCGGGTCCAATTTTCTATATTAATAAAAAATAAAAAGTTATGACAGATTTTAAAGTTATTAAAAGAGGTAGTGTACCTTTCATAGATGAGGTAGAAGAATTTAATGCTGTAATGGGTAAACCAAATAATTATGAACCTACAATCCCCTCAAAAGACGAATGGATGTTTGTCTACAATTTCATCCTTGAAGAACTTGAAGAATATAGAGAGGCTTGCGAAAGAGGAGACATCGTTGAGGTTCTGGATGCTTTGTGCGATATTACTTATGTTTCCCTTGGGAACGGTGCTATGTTACATGGCCTTAAGGATAAGGTATGGCCAGCATATCAAGAAGTACAGGCTTCAAATATGTCGAAAGCTTGTAAAACAGAAGAAGATGCTAAAGCAACTGTCATTAAAAGAGCGAGCGAACAGGGTGAAGAATGTCATTATGAAAAAGTTGGCGACTACTATATCGTCTATAGAAGTAGAGATAAGAAAGTAATGAAGAACATAAACTACTTCCGTCCAAACTTAAAACAATTTTTTAACAAATAGAGTATGCAAGAAGGAATAGATCATTTAGAGAAGCATAAAGTCTTTATAGAGGTTTTAGGTACAGATATGATTCCTTTATCAGAAGCCTATAAAGCACTTGAACTAGTAGTGAATAAGCAGCTAGAGGATGTATTAGGGAGTCTGCAAAAAGGATTTAAGGATATTGGAATTAGTTTAGAAGATATAGAAAACGAAGAAGAAAATGATTAGAACAGCACATGAGAGCCCTAAAAGTATATTTAAGGATATACAAAAAGTAACTGATTATGATTATGCATTAGTGCATCTCTTCGAAGAAGATCCAGAATACTTACAACAGTTTAAAGAAGCAAAAGAAAGCGGTAGAGAAATAATATTAGATAACTCTATCTTCGAATTAGAAGAGGCTTTCGATGCAGAGAAGTTTGCAGGATGGGTACTGGAATTGAAACCAGATTGGTACATAGTTCCAGATGCTTTAGAAGATGCAAAGAAGACTTGTAGTCAAATGGCTACATGGAATATAAAATACAAAGACCTGCCAGGCAAGAAAATAGGAGTTGTTCAAGGAAAAACCTATAAGCAAATTAAAACTTGTTACGAATATCTAGACAAGACTGCAAATGTTGATATGATTGCAATTTCGTTTGATTATAGTTACTACGTTGAGACTGTACCTCATCCTAACAAGTATGTAAGTTGGATGTTAGGACGTGTTAAGTTACTAGGAGATTTATTGAGAGATGGTGTTATAAATACAGATAAGCCTCATCACTTACTTGGAACTTCCCTTCCGCAAGAAGGGCTTTTTTATAAAGATTATAGGTGGATTTACTCAATGGATACATCTAACCCTGTTGTAGCAGGTATAAAAGGAGTAGAGTACAGAGAAGAAGGCCTTTGGCATAAGGAATCTCAAAAATTATTTGAACTAATCAATCAACCGGTAGATCAAATAGATATTAACAAGGTACTGTATAATGTAGCTAAGTTTAAGTACTTTTGGAAAAGTAAAT